TAAATCAAAGGTTTTCTTACGCAGTGTTAACTTTTTTTGTAATGTCTCTAATTCACTCGGACTTAAATTATCAAAATTAGTTAGCCTCTTAAAAGCATTAAGGTCAGCCATCCGATGTTTATACCACAAAGTCTGTATGAGTAAAATAATATATATATATATAAATAATAAATACCTACCCAAAATTTAGGGGTTGCCTCCTTTTTTATTTTTTTATTTTCAAATTTGAAGGAATGACACTCCTTTTCTTGCTGTGAGTAAGTAGAAAAAAAAACTGGAAAAAGCCAGTAAAAAATTAAATTAACTATTGTAATGGGATAAATTATAACTATATAAGATATATAAACTAATCATAAGGAGTGAATATGTTTATGAAAAAAGATGTAAAGAAAGCTGTAGGTACAAAGATTTTTTCTGCTACATTTGAAAAAGCAGATAAAAGCAAACGTACTATGCTTTGTAAATTGCCTACTAATGAAAAGTTTTTTGCTGGTGGGGAATTAAAAGGCAATAGAGAACATCTGCTAGAGGTTATTGATGTTAATTTATTGAAGAAGAATAAATACAATCCGAGAAAAGCTTGGAGGTCTATAAACCTTACGACTTTAATAAGTCTAAAAATAAGGGGGATGCAATGGGTAAAGTAGTTTTTCATTATGATAATGATATTACTATTGCATGGAACGGGGGTTTTACTTTTAATGTGTTTAGTGAAACTAAATACTCTCAACATGAAATTGAATGTTTCACTGATAACACAGTAGAAAATGTTCTTGATGCTCAAGGGAGTGCTGACTCATATTATGAAGAAAAAGTTAATGAGTATCAATTAGAATGTGCAATGGATAACGCTGATAGTATGGGATCACCTCAAGAGAATTAAGGATCGAAGACTTAGGGCGAGATTAATCGCCCTAATTAAATTAAAGGAGTGAATATGAAACAAGTGAAAGTTATAATGTTAATACTAACTACATTAATGTTAGCTTGGTTGCTAACTGATTATAATATATTTCAATACACTTTTATTAGTGATGTATTTCTAATAGGTTTATCTATTTGTTGGATTAAGTGTTTTGATTTAGTAATAAAAGAGGAGGAGTAATGGAAACACATTGGTTTATTTTATTATTATTTGTGAGCTTGTTAATGTTGGCTGTTCCGCATTGGATCTAAAAATGGAACAGCTACTACTACATAAAATAAGAGTCCTGGAAAAACAAAAGAAGAGGACTAATAAAAAAGATGTATGGCTCATAAGAATTTGGCAAGACCATATAGATGCTTTAATGCTCAAGGTTTTAAGATTAAATAAAACAAATTAAAAAAGGGGGGTGACAAACCCCCCTTAATTTTTGTTAGTCTTCAGGTATGTCCTTACTTGGTGGAGCAATCGCAGGTAGTGGTCGTTGCCAAGCTAAGCCCAAAGGTTTCAAGATAGTACCTAACATATCTTTTAGGTCAGTACCTACATGACACTCTAAAATAGTATCGTGGGCATTAGTTCTAACTGCTTTAAGATAACTAATACGTCTTCCAATAGGTAGTCTTTCAGCTTCTTTTTGTGCAAGTTTCTGAGCCCAAGTTCTAATCTGTTCTCGGCAATACTTAGGCGTTATATTTTTTGAATTATCTTTGTATTCAAAATCATATGATAAAGATTTTTTAAATGATACCCGCTTCCTAGACGCTTGTCTAAAAAAACTTGTTGCCTTGCTTCTTGCTTTTTCTAAATTTAATTCAGCAAGTTCAAGTTCATTGATAATCTTATCTGCTCCAATTTTTTTTGCTAAGTTTTTCTCAGCCGATTCGGTCATATCAGCAATAGTTGATGATAATAACATCTCTTCTTTTTCAATCTCAGGGGTTAAGAGCTGATTTATTTTTCTCTCAAAATGTTCCCTTTGATATACTTTCATTTCAGCCATAATTCACTCCTCTGTTATGGTTAATTAATACTTGACTATGGGATAAATCTTATGTAATGTCAATTATTAATTTTAAAAAAGGAATAAATTATGGGGGAATAAATTTAAGCGAGAGTCACCATGACTTAAAGTACTATGATTGTGGCTCTCACTTAAACTTACGTTAGTATCAAACTTGTCGGCGATTGACTCGTAAGTAGTTGGCTGTAGAAAGTAGTTCTAGATAGATTCCAGCAACCCTTTGGTACTAACGTAAGTTTAAGAGTTTTGGGTTGGTGTTAAAACGATTAATTTCTAGTGTATACCCACCAGCCCAAAAAGACACAAGGCACAGGGAACAAGGAACAAGGGCCACAGGGAACAAGGGCCACAGGGATCAAGACACAAGGCCCAGGGATCAAGAAATTTTTTTTAATTATAGGGATCAAGAAATTTTTTTTAATTATTTAGTTGACTATGTCCCATAATATCTTATATAATAAATAGGGATAACGCCCTCAAGTAGGAAACAAGGAAAAAGTTATCCCTTAATAAAAAAGGAAGTGAATATTATGAATGTAAAAAAAGCATGGGCAAACGTTGGCGGTTTAAGTAAACCATCCAAGATGCCCGGGTATGGTTACGGTCTAAGCGCATTTGAATGCAGCGTAGGCGCAAAGCTTAGACTAATTAAAAATAGTACTTGTTCAATGTGTTATGCATTAAAGGGCCGTTATACTTTTAAAGGGGTTAAGGCAGCGCACGCTAACAGATTAGAATCTATCACCAATGACAATTGGGTTGATGATATGGTTCTATTAATAAATCATTACGGAAAAAAAGTTCCTTATTTCAGATGGCACGATTCAGGCGATATACAAAGCCTGGACCATCTAAAAAAAATTGTAGCTGTTGCAATGGCAACACCAGGCATTAAACATTGGTTGCCAACTAGAGAAGCAGGTATCTTGAAAGCCTATCACAAAGAAGGCCATTCACTTCCTGGAAACCTGGCGATTAGGGTATCAGCTACGATGATTGACGGGAAGCCCCACTCTAACGTGGGGTTAACGTCTACTGTAAGTAAATGGGAAAAAGTATATGGTTATAGTTGCCCGGCTAATAAACAAGGCAACGAATGTAAAAGTTGCCGGGCTTGTTGGAATATCAATATACAAAATGTGAGCTATGCAGCTCACTAGGGGGAAGAATGAAAGTTAAACAATTGATAGAAACTTTAAAACAATTTGATAAGAATCTTGACATAAGATTTTATTTTTTAGAAAATTTTAATTTAGCAGGGTGCAAGGTTGAAACTATTTTAGAAGCAGACAACCAGGTAGAGATAACAGTTGAAAAAGATTAGTTCATGCAATCATTGCTTCAGGGACTATTCCCTGAAGCTGATGCTTGTCACCAAATCAGGTAAAGATCTGTGCATCAGGTGTTATAACACAAGGCACAGGGATCAAGGTTTAAGACGCAAGATTAATCAGGCAAGACTCAAGCTCCTGCCAGGCACAAGGCTCAGGGAACAAGGCACAGGGTTCAAGGTTCAAGCCTTGGGACGCAAGGTTCAAGGACCTTCCCCCAGAGTACAGAGCAATGCCTCTTCGAGAGGGGGTCTGTACCATGATAATTGATTTAGCACCTAATTTAAATCTGTGCATATGCCACGATATTTGACCTGGCGATAGCTTAACCTGATTACCTGGACTTACCTTCAACTCGATCCAAAATTCATGACATTTTTTTTCTTTGTCAATAAAAAAAGCGTTTAAATCAGGCAGTCCTGTAGGAGTAATGGCCTCAACTCTAGTGAGGGTAATTTTTGTAAACTTATCCTTTATCCTTTTCCAGAATTTTGTCTCCGGTTTTGTCGTCATCTAATACTTCAAAGCTCCCTTCGATAGATAATTTCTTATCCATATCTGTTAATAATTTATCCACTTCTTCACGACTAAGCTGGTCAATAGATCCATGCATAATCTCTTTCCGATCAATGTAAAGACCGGCCACTTGACCTCTAGATTTTTCAGCTTGAACAGCCGCATTCCAATTGCCTTTATCCTCAGCACCCTTACTCAATTGATCTAATCTTTTCAAATGCCTATGAAGATTAACCTCGTATTTCTTTTCCTCTTGATTTCTAAGTTCTCTAATGTACTCGGCTACATGAGGTTTTTTTCTAAGCTCGGAAGCTGTCTTGGCCGCCACTGATTCAGCATATCCTGCCTGGATTGCACAATCTTTGGCTGTCATTTCTTCTCCATGTTCAACGAACAAAACACAAAATTTAATCTGTTTAGGGGTCAATCTATCTCTAATGATATCAATATCCATACTATCCTTATAATTTAAATTGGCAGAAAATAAAGATTTTAATTATTTACTGCTACGCCTGTTTTCTATGGTGTAGCACTGACGTAGCATCAAATTGAGGTTTAAATCATTGATATGTATAGTGATTTTCTCTACTGCTACACTGCTACACTGCTACAAGGGGGTAAGTGAGTTTTTGTAAAGAGAATAGGGTCAAAAAACACTATACACTGTATTGATTATGTGTATAGATGGTCTTGCCTCAATCAAAAAGAGGTTATTCACTCCCTTCCCTCACATAGTTTTCATTCTTCTGTGTGAGGGACTTTTTTTTATTGACATCTTATATTACATGGGATATTTAGTATATAAATAACCCTTAAAAACGGAGGCGAATATGGGTAAAATGAAAGCATTGTTGCTTACTATGGAAGAAGAGGCCGCTGAATTATCAAAACTTCAGTTTTGTTTAAAACATGGTGCGATAAATCAGGACATTTGGGATAGAGTTAATGATCCTAATTATGATGACGGAATGAGAGAACCAGAGGAGGTTGCGTAATGGGTCAGTATCATAAGTTAATTAATATAACTAAAAAAGAATTTGTCTCAGGTTGGGACACAGGAATGATGGCAAAACATTATGAACAAATGGGATTCCAAGGCTCAATGGCCGATATCCTTTATTGTTTGATGATTGCTCAAGGTAATGAGAAACGTGGTGGTGGAGATACAGATGGTCACGATTTCATTGGTCGGTGGGC